ACACTATCGTCAAACGCGTCCATGATTAATCAATTAACTGCTACGATATTTATTTGCATCTTAAAACCCGTCATACCTACCATGTTTAAAATAAATCGTACTGCTATTATTATATTCGAATTCATTAACGGTTCTCCTGACGCCTCTATTATTCCGTGATATTGAAAATTTATCTGTTTTATTGTCACTATCGCTATAATGGGCCTTCTTTTTCAAGTTCTTCTTTTGCCTTCTGGTTATTGTCTCTTCCATGCCGGTATAGTTATTAAACCGCTTCATGTTTCCGGGCTTAAGTGTTCGCTTGGGATTAGCATACGTATGCAAATAATCAGCAAGCACTTCAACTTCTCCAACAGTTATGCTATAATGGCTCGAATTTGCATATATGCCTTGTTGATAATGTGTTTGGTTCTTATAAACTCCTGTCAGTTGATCTTTAACACCCAAACGTAACTCTTCATGCCTTGCATTATCTGTCTCTAACTTGCTTGTCAAACGGGCAGCTAATCTGGGGTAATCTGGGTAAATGCCATATGAATCGTATAAGAAACCAATAAAAGTTCCGACATCACCAATGTCTTGTTTAATGTAACTACGCTTATGAATCTGCTTACAATCTTGAGCAACAACACCTATATCGTCACCTTTAAAGAAGAACGCCAGCATACCTTCAAATTGGTAAGCCGTCAAAATCTCCGCAGCTGAATGTTGTGAATTGCTGCTTGTCGTATTTGCTGCCCCAGATGTGTACGTGTCTACTGTCATCGTCGCAGCATCCATTGTCTTCACTTTCCAATTCTTAGTATTGTCACGCATTATTCTTGAAATGTCAGAAGGAAAGCCAAGCTCCTCATACAATCTTGACAACGCCAAGTCGAATGCTCTTCCTCGAACAGTGTCCTGTTGTGTTATGTCAAAGCTGTAGCAATAATACCGTGCGCCCACTTCTCTTTTACTTAGCATCTCATCAGCTCCTTCAATGAATTCCATATCATTTTCACCCATGCAATATCTAAATTCAGGCTTAAGCAATTTGTGCCACAAATCATCAATGCAACCAACTAATGGACCGCAAATCTGGTTTATTTCTTTACTCTGCGCACTTACCATTTGTCCACCTTTAATGTACGCGACATTGTTTTCTTCCTTGCCCATCATATTGCAATATTTTGACCCAGGATCAATTTTACACTTAAGTTGTTGTTTTGGAAAACATTTGATTTCTGTTGCTGAACTGCCGTCACCATACACGCCTGTAGTCGGATACAATGGCTTCGCGGCGATCTTCACAATGTTTTCAACCATTTTGATTCCATGGTCTGTTTTCGAAAAAGATTCGACTACACCTTTCTTTATCATACTTTTGAGGGCTCCATACAATTCATTCGCTCTCGTTTCGATTTGGGCTTTCGTAATCCTTTTCAATGGCACCTTGCCGTATCTTTCTACCATCGTATTAATAGTGTGGTTCACAGATGTTTGTTGCAACAATCCTCTATTCTTTGTGGCCCGAACTCCAACAGTATCTTTGAACCTATTGTTTGCCAAATTACGACCGCCTTTAATATGTATGTCAAATTTTGGATGCAAATCACCTCTGTCGTTGTTTCTCATTGTCTGCACAACCAAATCTCGTTCTTTATCGAATATTCCGTTTTCGACTGGGGTAACTTTATCAAGAATTGGTGTTAGTCTTGTAGAAGTATCAACCATGTCACTGACAATAATCCTTTCTTCGACTTTCTGCGTATCTATTCCTTGATCAAAATCCAATGTTCTCTCGTCGGTAATTTGTACTCCAAACATATTTTGATTGACCTCATATTCGAATGGGTATGTCGCAACCATCCGCATAGATTTGTCTCGCATGCTTTCGCAATCTTCGTTATTGACATGTTCTCGGTGTGCCACGAACTGGTGTTTTCCTTTGCAGTTGTTTGATTTACCTTTAAAATCGGCTCTCTCTGCTGCCAATTTACTCACCAAAGCTAATTCCGCTGCCAATGGCTCTTCTGGTTTAATCTTCAACTTATCAGGTTCATATAGTCACCTATTGGCATCATACTCTACATCGCTCGATATGTACTTGACCTCTTTTGCTATTCGATTGACCCTACCAACTTTCAATTCTTGTCTACCACCAACAATAAAGCAACCGTGGTCAAAACGCGGAACGTCGATCAAACTCTTTTGCCCCGCAGTTGCAAAATACAAATTCAGTGCTCGCGTGTGTCTTGTTAAACCAACTATCTCCTGGCCTGGCACTTGCAACAAACCTTTTCCTGTGCTGCTCAGGAAAATATTATATTCGTCGAAGCGTACGCCTTGCACTTTCTTTACCGTGGGGTATTTCATCGCATAGGCGTGTTTCTTGTCAAAGCATGCACCCCTGACACAATCAATGGTGTTTTCGTGTTTATCACAATCTGGTATGCATATCGGTGGTGGTCTCTTCCCGGTTATAATTCTGACACTGTCTACGATCGTACTTAATGTTTTGGTTTCTTGACGTTCCCACTTTTTGTTCAAATACGAAACGACATCGCAGGGTGTATTCAATGCAATATTAACGCGTGGTATATCATCACTGATCAAAGTGTCTGTAAGCAAAGGCATTCCAAATGATTGATTTTCATCTCCAGCTTCATTTTGTTGATCATCGCCAATGCAATATTGTTTCTCAGACAACATACATATCACTGCGAATGCCCTTGGGTCCATTAAGTATACTTCGTCTAAATAAACAACGTCTACTTTCTTTCCGTATCGTTGTATATGGTTTAGCAAACCAAGAATACCACCCGCCACTGTTTTAACTCTATTCTTGCACAGGCCAATTTTAGAGTTCTTATACTCTGTACCTAAGTCTTTCCCAGGCACGATCACTCTAAATGTTCCACCATCAATTTTATCATCATGACCACGTTCGACGAGCTCGCATTCCCTGTCATAGGACACAACACGTTTTGCTCCGACAGCGTGTGCTGCTTTAATTTGCTCGCGCATTCTCGTCGTTTTACCACTGCAATATGTCGCCCTCTGGATGAATGGTCTTACAACTATATCTTCTAATTCGTCACGATGTTCTTCAATGTACGTCTTAAGTTGGTGTCCCATGCATTTGTGAATTTCATAAAAGACTTCTTTCTTATTGCACATTTCGTGTTCATCTGCAAAACCTAATATTTCGTTTATATCTTCACCAGTGTATTTCTGTTCGACAGGTGCGAAAGTACTTTC